GATCCAATTAGAAACGGGAGCACATAATGAGACTACCAATTACCATCGAATACACCTCCGGCGAGTTCGGCACTTACACGGCTCAGCCGCCAGAGTGGGCTAAATGGGAACAAAAGACAGGCAGTACAATCTCGCAAGCGCAGGAGAAGATTGGAATCTCTGATCTTCTCTTCCTTGCGTGGAATGCGATGAAACGTGAAGCCGGTGGCAAACCAATTAAAGGATATGAAGTTTGGTGTGAAACAGTGGCTGATGTGACAGTCGGTGACGTTCTCCCAAAAGTTACGCCGCCGGAAGCGTAAATCGAATCCTGGTGGAGTTAGCCATAGCCACAGGAATACCGATGAGCGAATGGACGACGGCGGAGCAGATCTATACGGCTTTCGAGATACTGGAGAAACAGAATGAGCGACAACGTTGAGATTGCTTACAACAAGCAAGATCTTCGCGCAATTACTTCGGCATTCAAGGCGATGGATTCAGAAGCAACTGATGCAGCTAAAAGAGAATCATCAGCTCTTGCAGAGTTCGCTCAGGGCAAGATCCAGCAGAAAGCCGTCACCAGAGGCAAGGCCGCCGACAGGATTGCCAGTGGCTCGCGTGTTTCTAAGTCGTCCAAGATTGGCGAATTGTCTTTTGGTTTTGTAAGTCAGAAATTTTCCGGCGGTGCAACAACAAAGGATCTCTGGGGCGGTACGGAGTTCGGATCAAATAAATTCAAGCAGTTTCCTATCTGGTCAGGGACAACCGGACGCGGATCCACTGGTTGGTTTATTTATCCGACACTTCGCGCAATCCAGCCGGAGATCATTGACAAGTGGGAAAATGCTTTCGACCGAATCTTGAAGGAGTGGTAAATGGCCGGACAATCGCGCACACTCAAACTCTCGATTCTTGCTGATGTAGATCAACTCAAAAAATCGCTGGCTCAGGCCAATGGAGACGTTGATGATTCTTCTTCAAAGATGGGCGAATTTAGCAAGAAGGCAGGACTGGCTTTCGCGGCTGCTGGCGCTGCTGCTGCTGCTTATGCAATCAAAATCGGAGTCGATGGCGTCAAGGCGGCGATTGAAGATGAAGCAGCGCAGGTCAAATTAGCCAACGCTCTCAAGTCTGCAACAGGTGCAACAGAGGCACAAATTGCAGCAACAGAAACTCAAATTCTTAAGATGTCTTTAGCGACAGGTGTGTCGGACGAAAAATTGAGGCCGGCCTTGCAGCGCATCGCGCTTTCCACTGGAGATTTAAGCAAGGCGCAAGATCTTCTTTCCGTTGCTCTTGATGTCTCAACATCTACTGGCAAGCCGCTCGAGGCCGTCGCTAATGCAATCGGTAAGGCCTATGATGGAAATACTGCCGCGCTTGGAAAACTAGGCATTGGATTATCTTCTGCTGAATTGAAAACGATGTCATTCACAGATGTTCAATCAAAATTGACAGATCTCTTTGGTGGAGCAGCTGCGGCCAATGCTGAAACATACGCTGGACGTCTGGATAGATTGAAAGTCACATTCGATGAAGCCAAAGAAACTATTGGATATAAACTTCTTCCAATCATTCAAAAATTGGTTGATTTTGTGGTCAATGAAGTCGTTCCGGCTCTTGGCAAATTTGCTGATTTCTTTAAGCCAATCACTGACGCAATTGAAAAGAACAAAGACAGTTTTATGGAGTTTATTGGATTTCTTCAAAAATATGTCGTTCCTGTATTAGTTTCCGGAATTGGCGGAGCGTTTAAAGTTATTGGAGATATTGCTGGAGGTGTCATCAATGTAATTGGAGCCGTGATTGGCTATCTAAACACATTGATTTCCGGAGCCGTTGCTGGCATCAACGCTTTAATTGGACTTTACAACAACACCATTGGCCGCATTCCTGGCGTGCCTGATATTCCTAAAATTTCTTCGCCTTCAATTAGCGTTCCAACACCTAACATTCCTAAAGTGACTACTCCATCTGCACCAACAATTAGTGTCCCGTCAGTTGCAGGCGGATCTAGTTCATCTTCCGGCAGTTCAACAAGCGGTGGCGGTGTATCTAGTGCGGCGATGGGTGCAGCTATCGCTGGCGGATTTACCGATTCACAAAATGCGGCTCGTTTAGCTGCTATGGGCGGTGGCGGATTTACAGATTCTCAAAACGCTGCTCGGATCAATCTGACAGTCAATGGCGCGATTGATGCCGAAGGCACTGCTCGCACAATCGTCAATGTTCTCAATGATTCATTCTTCCGTGGCACTGGCGGAGCCGGCGCACTCCAGGCAATCTAATGACACAATGGGCTCCCGTCTGGCGCGTTAAAATTGATGGCACTGACATTACCGATTCGGTTCTTGCCAATTTAAGCATTACATCAGGGCGCACAAATATCTACGCACAAGCGCAAGCCGGATATTGTTCGGTCACTCTTATCATCTTTGGTCAAGCTGCGCTGCCCTATGAAATCAACGACACAATCTCGATTGAAGTGCAGGACACATCGGCCGTCTATGTGCCAATCTTTGGCGGATCCGTGGTGGACATAGCCGTAAGCGTCTCTCAGGTCGGCTCTAGCGCATATACTCAAGAAATCACCATCACGGCTCTAGGAGCCCTAGCAAGGCTCCAGAAGGCACTTACTGATGGCGTCTTGACTCAGGACTTTGATGGCAATCAGATTGCTACCATATTGGGTCAAGTGCTCTTTAATACTTGGCAACAGGTTCCAGCAGCTCTTACGTGGGCGGCTTATGATCCAACCGAAACATGGGCGAACGCGCAAAATACGGGCTACGGAGAAATTGACACACCAGGCAATTATGAGCTGGCGCAACGCGCTTCCAATCGCACAGTCGTTTATGACTTAGTCGCCGCGCTTGCAACTAGCGGTCTAGGTTATCTATACGAGGACGCTTCCGGCCTTATATCTTACGGCGACTCTACGCATCGCACGACCTATCTTGCGGCATACGGATACACCGATTTGACTGCCAATCAAGCTTTAGGCCGAGGCATCACCATTAAGACAAGAGCAGGAGATGTCCGGAACGACATTACAATCAAATACGGCACACTTTCGGCCAGTCAGGTCAGCGACACAGACCAGGCATCAATCGGAATCTATGGCGACCTTGCTCAAATTATTACCACGACCATCAAACATCAAGCCGACGCCGAAGATCAAGCTGCGTTCTATCTAGCACTGCGAGCTTATCCGCAGCCAATCTTTGATTCCATTACCTACGCCTTAACTAATCCAGAGCTAGACAATGCAGATCGTGACGCTCTAATCAATGTATTTATGGGTCAGCCAATAGCTCTCAATGACTTGCCGTCAAATATGTCCGCCGGAGTATTTCAAGGCTTTGTTGAGGGCTGGACTTTCCGCGCCTCTTACAATCAACTAGATGTCACCTTGCTCATGTCGCCACTAGCTTATTCGCTCCAAGCGATGCAGTGGGCTGATGTGCCACCTTCGGAAACGTGGGCGAGTGTGTCGCCAGTATTAGATTGGGCAAACGCTACAATCGTTTCATGATGAAAGGAAAAATAAATGGCTAATCCAACAACCTACTTCGGCTGGGTCATGCCCAATTCTGCTGATCTTGTCACTGACTTGCCGGCTGATTTTAACATCTTTGGACAGGGCGTTGATACATCATTGCAATATCTACTTGGTGGCACAACGGGTCAAGTCTTATCAAAGACATCTGGAACAAATATGGCCTTCACGTGGGTCACTCCACAGGTCGGAGACATTACTGGTGTGACTGCTGGGACTGGTATAAGCGGCGGTGGCACAAGTGGCACAGTCACAGTTTCCATAGATACGGCCGTGACAGTAGATAAGACAACTGCACAAACTCTTACAAATAAAACTTTAACAAGCCCTGCACTTACTACGCCGACAATTAGCACACTAACCACTAACGGCGATTTACTTTACGGCACAGGATCAGGCGCATTGAGCCGCTTAGGCATTGGTTCTACTTCACAAGTACTAACAGTAACGGGCGGTGTGCCTGTTTGGGCTACACCAGCAGGAGGCGGCGGTAAAGTCTTGCAAGTAGTTCACGCTCAGACAAATAGTGCAGCAGTCAATTCAACGAGCACCTATGCCGATTCAAATTTAACTGCAACAATTACACCAACTTCGGCAACATCAAAAGTTTTAATTTTTGTGAGTCAAAATGTAACTAAAAGTAATGCGAATGCTTCAAACAGTTTGGCATTAAGACTTGTTCGCGGTGCAACTACAATTCAAGATCCAATCACAACTTTAGGAATTTACACTGCAACAACTTTGGCCTTAGTAGGTTTAACAGCTTCAACAAATTACTTAGATTCACCAGCAACAACATCGGCAACAACTTACAAAACGCAATTTATGAATCCAAATAATACTGCCAGCGTAGTTTGTCAAAATGGCGGAGATTCATATTCTTCAATTATTCTTATGGAAATAGGTGCATAATGGCTCAAACTTATGAAGTTTTAGAAATGTTATGTCCAGCCGGAGGTTGGATTATTAACGGCGACAAATTTGAAGACATCACTTGGGTCGATGAACGACCAAGATGCACAGAACAAGAGTTTGTTGCTGGCTTTGCACAATATGATGCCTGGAAAGCCAAGCAAGATGCTAAGGCAGCGACTGACAAAGCCGCATTATTAGCCAAATTAGGCATTACCTCCGAAGAAGTCAAACTGCTGCTTCAATGAATTATCCGGAAGGCACTGCTGCACGGATTATCGAAGTCGCACTAGCTGAAGTCGGCACGGTTGAGATTGGCGAAAATCTGACCAAGTACGGCAAGTTTACAAAGGCCGACGGATTGCCCTGGTGCGGATCCTTCTGTAACTGGGTCTTTGACCAGGCAAAAGTCAAGATTCCTTCAATGGTTTCAACGGCTGCTGGAGCTCATAAGATGAAAGAGTTAGGGCGATGGATTGAGGATAATCCGCAGCTTGGCGATTTATGCTTTATGGACTTTCCACATGATGGCATTGATCGCATCAGTCACATCGGAATTGTGGTAAAGGTGGGCAACACCAGCGTGCTTTGTATCGAGGGCAATACGTCCGATACTGGAGATCAACGCAACGGCGGAATGGTTATGGTCAAGCGTCGCTATATTGGCAAAGAGATTGTTGGTTTCGCTCGCGCTCGCTTGACAACTTATGCTGGAGAATATCCAGTGGTTGAGCTAATCCAAAAGGCAAAGCCAAAGGAGAAGAAGAAATGAAAGATCTTAAGGCGTTAGGTGCATCATGGGCGAGAAGCTCCGTGGCCGGAATGTTGGCCGTTTATATGACAGGCAACACGAATTTGAAAGATTTAGCGATGGGGCTTGTTGCTGGACTCGTTCCAGTATTAGCTCGCTGGGCTAATCCGAACGACGTGGCATTCGGTAACAAGAAGTGAGTGTAGGCGAATGGACGGCGGTCAGTGGTCTTGTTCTTGCGGTGCTCACTGCCATCTATTCGTCAATGAGATTCATGGTGAAATCGATCATGCGGGAGCTGCAACCGAATGGTGGCAACAGTCTTAAGGATCAAGTCTCTCGAATTGAGGCGCGTTTAGATCAATTACTGTTGGAGATTGCACTTAAGAAATAGACACGCCGAAGTCAATCTTGAAATTGTCAGCCATCAATGTCACTCTGTATCTGGGAGCATTCGACAAGGCTCCCACGGGAGCAAAAAATGACATCAGGTGAAATCGGTTT